GTTGCATCAAAGTCTTCTTTGACCTTAAGTCATCGAGTGCTTCGAACCACAACTGAGGTAGCAAGACTTTAACAAGAGTCTTAGCTACGGTGTCGCTTGCATTTGAGAGGTCGAGAGTAGCAAACTCTCGAGAGACAGAGGATGCTTCGGCGACCTGCCGATGAACATCTTGTGCTCGATCCAAGTCCCAACCCGCATAAGGCAGAAGAATGGGCTTCCCGTCCTTACGGACGATACGACCATCAACCTTCTTATAACGGGGCCGCCTTGCTAGGCGCCGCCTCAGCTCTCTCCCGAGAGCGAGTTGGTAAAAGACGTTGATCGACGGCTCTACAGCTATCGATCGGTCCGTCTTTGCGGTTTTAGGTACCGTTGTGAAACGATTACCTGGGACGAAGGAAAACTCTCCGAGACGTTGCGCATGAGCTGCGCCCCACTGGGTACCTAACCACCATGGTAGGTACCAAATGGCATCTCGTGTCAAACTAGGGTCGGTAGACATTTTGTCGGGTATGGTGGTCTTCCCGCCACGGTTCGAGAAAGTCGCTCCTGGTCCGAACCTGCCCTCCTCACGGAAGTCAGGGCCGTAACCTATCCAGTCAGAGACTATTTTCCGAGTCTTCGCCAGAAAGGCGGAGATCGCAGCGTCTCGATCGTCGAAAAGACGGTTTTCATCGAGGTATCGCTGAAGTCTCTCATTGGTTTGATAGCACTTCCGTTCGCCGTCCCACCATTTCTGGAGGGCTGCCGCACGCTTGTCAACGCTACTTGGTAGGTCTTTCAACTTACGTAAGATAGCGCTGGCAGCGGCGTCACGTGCGTAACGGTCGCCGTCAAGGTACGATCTTGGATCTGGACTTATGTCCAAAAGCCCGTCATAGTCCCCATAGCGCAGTTTGATGGCTGCGCTTAAGGCTATAGGCGTCTCTAGGTCCTCTAACAGGAGAGAAACCGCTCGGGTCACTTCATTGGGCAACGAGCTTGACATGATCACAGACCCACCTCCGCGGGGTCCGGCCCGAGATCGATTAGTTCAGTACGAACATGTTCGATCTTGTTCGGGTAGATTTCACGGAGGGCCTCTTTCTTCAATCGCTCAAGAGAGCGATCGGCGATTGAGGTACCCATCCAGTACACTGCACGAAGCAGTGTATCTTTAGACGCTTTCAACGGAACGGTGGCATCCCACTCGGCCGTCTTAAAGTCTGCGTCCTTATACCACTGGACATACTGGTTGATCAATCTACCTTTTCGGTAGGTACGAACAATTCCGGTAGGCCCGTTGTACGGGACGTAATACAAAGAGACAGTTGCAGTGAGATTCATCGAGAACTCCGAATGAAAGGGTTTAGATAGGTAAGTGCCTCGGTACAAACCAACTTACGTTGGAGCGTACCCAGCGGCGACCGACTGTTTGACGAGAACGGCAGCTACCAAGTTGCAAAACTGGTAGATTTCGTTCAGGCTAGCAGCCGGAATGCCCTGCGGCATGGTGATGATCATGTCGGCGACCATCCGATCCTTCGCGCTGAAAAGCGTCGTGGTCGAGTCTTGGACGGCATACGGGAAGACGAAGTTGAACTTCATCTGCCGCGCCGTCTTAGGACCGTTCCACGTGCTCCACAGTTTGAGGGTCTGACGGAGCCCAACGGGCAGTGCCGAGTTTGCACCAGTGTCCTGGCGCCACACGGCGGGGGAACCATCACCCCCAGAAGCCGACAGAGCGTCGTAGACGATGTCGGTTGTACCGTCGAATTTCTTGACGGTAATCGAAGCCATTGCTGGCATTTCAGCTCCAAAAAGAAAGGAGAATTGGAGAAACCCACATTAGGCAGCAGCGGACCAACTCTAACGTTTGGTCATCAACTGCGTGAGGACAGAAACGGCGTTTGCACACCGTTGCCAACCCCACAGCCTAAATGGACGCACATGCAAGTTTGCGCCTGTAAGCGCATCAAGCCGCTCGAAGTGAACCGCAGACCAGTTTCGGATAGTCTTTGGCGGAACATTAAAGATGTTCGCCTTGATATCCTGTACCTGAGCCTTCAGTCCCCAACAAGCCCACGGTTGTGTTACCGTGAGTCCGAAGAAGTCAGTTCCTTGGGAAAGGAACTCTCCTACGTTTACGAACCAGTCGACTACGAAGCTGAAAGGTATCAGCTCCCATACGACTGTTGCTGGGTTGACAAGACCTAGCTTGTTCGCGAGATATAGGTTCGGATTGCTAATCGTTACCGTACATCCCTGTTTGGCAAAAAGCACACCACGCGACTCCTGGTATGTATAAATACCGGAAGCGATCGTTCCGTCCAAAAACTTGACGAAACGGTCATTTCTCGCCGTTCCCCTAGGACTCAAAGTCCGGATCGGGGTCTGAAAGTGGTTGACAGCCGAGTAGATGTCGTCGATTAACGGCTTCCACCCGAAGCTGTACTCTAGCCAGTTGTTAGCAAGGGTCTTTAAAGGATCCTTGTAACTCTTCATGCCACGGATCACGTCCTTTCGGTTCGTGATACCAATGTCTTGAAGGGCAGCATAGAAGTCCAGCCTCCTCATATGACGGCAGAACATGATCAATTGCTCGATCCTGCTCACCATCATTCCCATTGACTGTCGGTACTCTGCCAAGTTCACAGCGAACTGTGCACTATCGGACACTGCAGACACTAGCTTTGCGTACGATGAAGCTTTCACAGCATCATACGGCGCGGCTGTACCCACATTGGGTACCATTGCAGCATTCCCCGGTCCGAAGAAGCCAGACGGAAAGGTCGACTGATTTGGGTCTCCGGTGACACCTTTCGGTGTCGCCTTGTCTATAAAATAGACAAGACCCCGATCAATCGGCTTCGCCTGTTTGTACTTCCTTTGGTCCAGGTATATGTCTCTGGTACTTTGGGTTGTCGTGAAGGGTCCAGTATAGGGGGCTACCAAGTTAGCCTCCTATGCACGCGTTTGAATAGAGCGTGCTTTCACCGCTTACAGACGGCATATCTTCTCTCCTACTGTGTTCCACCGTAAGAACCATGAGCGTCATGCTCAAGGTCCTCCTCGAAGGAATCCAGCTCCTCGCTGACCATGTCGTAAATCACTTCATGGCCAAGCGCGGCAGTGAGGATCATCCGGAACATGCAACGAACACAAAACTCATAGTCAGGCCCAAGAAGGCGCCCAACCATGTTGCCACGATTCGAGACGGAGATGGTGTTACCATCTTCGCTTTCGTAAAGGGCAGTAATGTGCTCGTCTTTGCTCATGATGACCTCGTTTAGGAGAAGAAATTTCCTTCTCGGATTGCAACCTGACCTAGGTCTGGTCGGTGCCGAGTCGAGGGCTTACTAAGCCCAGAAGGATCCCCGTGAGGGG